CGAAAGTATAAAACTATTTGGTAACTCTATTTTTTGCATGTTATTTTACCTCTTAACCATCCTTCTCCAGGACATTCATATACAAATTTATTTTCGATACCATTATTAAACCAATGTCTACCTATTTTACAAACTGAAGATTTTCTGCGTTCTTCTGCTGTAAAAATCCTATGATGTTTACCCTTATTAGCTTCGGATAATTTTCTTTTATGTTCTTCTGAAAAAGGTCCTCTCTTTACACCTGTCTTAGTTTTAGATATTCTTTCCTTTGTCTCTTCAGAATGATGTTTTCCATAAAACGGATTCTTCTCACCTCTAATAGATTCAGATATTCTTCGTTTTTCTTCCTCAGTATGTAATCTATTGTGTTTACCTTTATTAGCCTCTCCAATACGTTTTCGATGTTCTTCTGAATGAGGAATACCTTTATGTGCCTTTGAAATCTTTTCCACCATATTACCATAATTCTCATAATATTTAGAACTACGATTCTCTCTATGTAAATCCTCATGTTCTTTCTTAGTTAGAAATATTAATTCAGAAGCCGGTCTCTTGAAATACATATTTTTCGCTTTTAAATCATCAGGTGTAAGTATTCCATCTTCAGTTATCTCAAGTCGATGATGACAATGCCACACCTGAGAATCATCAGAAATAGCTTTATCATAATTTTCAATAAGTGAAATATCTTCACAACAAAACTTCTTAGCATTTATCTCAAAAATCATTCATCTTACCTCACAAAAGGCGATTCTATTTCATCACCTAAATGTAATCTTATATTAGAACTTCTAGCTTTCAACTGTGATGCCATATAATCTTCATTACCATAACGTTCAATCATATTATTAAAATCTTCTTCAGTAACACCTCTTTTATCAGGATTATTCTGAACAAGAACCAGATTATATGTTGTGTGGGTTTTACGTTCTATAATTTGGAAAGCCTGTTGATTATCATATAAATACTGAGCAATCTGATTACAAAGATATTTCCTACGTTCATTATCTATATACTCTTTATTTATACTCTGCGGATAAGGAAGAATATCCTTTTCAACATTTACCGAAACGGTAAGTAATTCTTTTGTTCCGTCTAAAAATTCTTTCTTTAACTGTTCATAATATTTATCCTGATACTTCTTCTTTTCCTCTTCAGATTTATCCAGGTCTAAAGATAGTTCTGCATTTTTACAATTAGCTGTACACCAATAATCAATATATTTATCTCGCTCATATCTAAGCGATTTAATTTCAAAATTTAATTTTATAATTTCATTTTTATGTTTATTTCGTTTAGCTTTTCTGTTCATTTTTACTCACCTCCTATAAAAACTGGTTTATCTACAACAATTTCAAATTCGTTATTATGAACTCCTTTCTTAAAATCTCTAAATTCATCAAAAGGTGTTTTTCTATCATAACCTATCATAATCGTAGTACATCCTATGAAATTTAAGTTGAATTTCAAACCATGACTCACACAAGCTGTAACAGGGTCACGGTTCATCATATAATTCTTATAAAGGGCTTTCTGTAACTCTTCCGTCTCATCTGGTTCAAAAGATAATGTTACTTTCATTTCTCCTCCAAGCACTGTTTAACTCTTGTATATCCGACATAAATAAAATCACGGGCTGCGATAGCATCAACTCTTTGTTCTTCAGTAATGGATTTATCTTTTGCAGCTTCTTCAATGCGATCCATTATTTCAATCAATTCTAACTGAACGTTTCTCATTGTTTCTTGGAACATTATTTATTCTCCACTTAGAAATTGTTTTATATCCCTCAATAACTCGTGCATTTCTTCGTCATTTGAATAACTAATCATAACTTGATTCAAAAGATGTTTTGCAATATCAAGTTCAGATAATTTAGCCTCTGCTCCTGTTATGTAACCTCGAACAAACAGAGGCCTATCAATCATTGAAAGTGCCCACCATTCAGGCAGTTCTGTAGCTTCTTTAATTAATTCATCTTCATTCATTTTATTCTCCCTATTACAAATCCTTCTGGACACGTTTTTGATAATGTTTCAACATTTCCATTATTAAACCATCTTTTACCACTTTCTCTAGATAATCCACCAGGAACAAATCCGTCGGGACATTCAAATCTCAAAACTTCAATAATACCATTGTTATAATAATGTTTACCCTTTCGACTTTCAGAAATAATTTTCTTAGTTTCGCTAGAATGATGTTTACCGTAAAACGTATTTAACTCACCAAGATGTTTAACTGAATTCTTATACAATGCCTCTACTGATGTACTCCTAGAAACAGTATATTTCTCATGAAGTTTATTATGCTCTTTTCTAGTTACAAATATCAATTCTGATACTGGTCGTTTATAGTAAACTTCTAACGCAATCAATTCGTCTCGTGTTAAATCAATCAGTCTAAGATTTCCATCGGAAGTATGAGTTTCTAAACGATGATGACAATTCCATATTTGAGTATCATCATTTACGGCAATGTCATAATTTTCAATTTTAGATAAATCTTCACAACAATAAGTTTTTACTTGCCGCCCACCAATCATACTAATGTACTTACTCCTTCAATCTTCTTAATGTTAAATCTTTTATCTGAATTTTCCATCATTTCAGGAATATGCGTAACTTCAATAAATTGGATACCTATTCTCTCCGAAAGAGTGTGAATTAACTCGGCTGCTTTTTCTCTAAACCCTTTGGATAAAAATTTCATAGGTTCATCAAATATTATAATATTATCTGTATGAGATATATTATAAACGGCAACTCTTAAGCTAAATGCTAATATATCAGTTAAACCTCCACCACATTGCATTGTAGGGTCTATTTCCTTACCATTCTGAAGAAGTAAGAATTCAACTTCGGTTTTACCGCGAGCAGGAACATATTCGAGTTTGAAAGTATATTCATCTCCAAACAAAGTCTGAAGACCCAAATTAACAATAGTGTCTACTTTAAGAGACAACTGAGACTGTACCTCTTTTGCAACAGCCTGTAGAATAGATTGTGATTTGAGAACAGTCTCAGTTTCGACTTTAAGTTCTTCAAGTCTCTTTTTTCGCTGAGTTAAAAGTTCAATATTTGATTGTCTTTTAACAACAGCTTTATTTAATTTTTCTACGATATCCATATTATAATTATAGATACCAAATTATTCTCAGAAATATCATTCGTATTCTATCTGAACACCTTTTTTATTTTTCATAAGTTTTCTCTGTTTAACCTTAGCTATCATAGATTCGTTAATATCCACGAACGTAGCATTTGTGTTACCATCCATAACAGCAGCAATATCTGCATAATGTTTACTCAAATTTACAAGAGGTCCTTCGTCGATAGAATCTTTAACAACGAGATAATATATTACACATCTATCGGCAGTTTGACCAATACGATGTATACGATCTGCGGCCTGTTCCATTTGTGCCGGGGTCTGCGACCATTCGGTAAATACTACTGTATGGCTTGCAGTAAGAGTAATACCAGTAGAAGCTGCCTGAGTCTGACCGACAAATATTTTCACTTTGTTGTCTGTCTGAAAAGCATCTACCATACCCTGACGTTTTTCACTTGGTACAGAACCGTTTATACCAACAGCCTGTTTACCAAATGCGTTCATAAGTTCATCATACATTCGGGTATGAAAAGTAAACACCACTAATTTGTCTTCCACTTCCAGCATATCTTTAATAAATTGAACAACAGCTTCAAGTTTAATATCTACAAGAGCTTCTTTCATTTTAGCAAGATAAGTAAATTGATGTATACCTTCTTCCTGAGCCAAGAGTTCTTCTTCCATAAGGTCGTAACTTTGGCGGCTATGTTCATCCATATCAAAATAAATAGGTATCTTCTGTTTAGGTGGCAACTGCGTAAGTACATCTTCTTTTTTATATCTCAGCATTATACCAGAAAGTTTATCACGAAGTTCTAATAAATTAGAAACACCTTTGTATTCCCAACCAAAACCATTGTAATAAGGATCACAATATCGCTGCTTAAATTCGTATTCCTTCGGAAATAAATCAGGAGCAAGTATATGACAGGCATTATA